TAGCGGGGGTGCATGGATCACCATGCAAAATCCCAACAAATCTGCAAGGACAGTGCTATGGCGTTTGCCGATCCTCAGTCCATCACGATCTCCGGCTCAGCTATTTCGCTTCCGCGAATTAGCTCAGGTGCGAACTCCAGCATTTACTCGTCTGCGGACAGTCTGGTTCACCAGACCGTCTCGTCGACTTATGGTAAGCGCTGGCGTCGCACGTTCCGTGTCGACCACCGTAAGGTCGCCGCTGATCCCTTCGCTGCGGGTGTCAACCGGGAGTTCTCGATGTCGACTTACGTCGTCATCGATGTCCCTCCGGTTGGCTATACCGTCGCGGAGGCTAAGGCCGTGGTGGATGGGATGCTTGCATCCCTTTCCGCCTCGACCGGAGCCAAGATCACCGCCCTTCTGGGCGGGGAGAACTGACAGTCCGACTCACGTCTGACTGACGGTTATCCCAGGCAACTGGGTGTACCGGGTTCGGTAGCATCATGGCTAATGGATTGTCTACCTCATTAAAAGGGGAGCAATGAAAAGCCTGATGCTGTTCCTGCAGTGTGTCCTCCAAGAACTGGAGGACTGGTGTCACACGAGCACCACGGCTGATTTTAAAACAATCAGTCGTCGTGTCGAACGCGAGGGGATTTCGTTTTTAACGATTTCCCTGTCGAACTTTGGAAAAGACTTCGAAAAAAGTCTTGACCAAGGATTCGTCGGCTCCGACCAGTTCCACGGTTTCCGTAGATCTGGGGGTCTCCCTGAATTATTTCAGGGTTTCCTTCGCCTCGTGTTCGCGCGTGGTTCGGGTCGCATTTTGGACGAACCAAGTATCGACGCCATATTCGCTATTAGGCAGCTTTCAGGCCTTTTCGCGAAGATGGAGATCCCTTGCTCAGAAGCTCGGGTATCGTCGGCGATACAGCGGTACGTCCAATGTGAGCAGGAAGTGAGAGCCTCTGACGCTGCCCTCGATACAAATCGTATCAAGGGATTCCAGCGCATGGGGGCGCTTCTTTGGGGTAATGTCTTCCAACGCGTAGATGAAGATATCTACTATGGGAGACTTATTCCCAAACATGGTCCCGGTGCCACCGCTGACAAACTTAAGGGAAACCTCAAGTGGGTACAGCGAGAATGGCCCGAGAGACTCGACGAGGAATTTCCCTTTGGAGATTTCCTCATCCCGAGTTACAGATTCCTTCCGGATCTGTCCAACCTCACCTTCCTCGAACCCGGGCAGGAGCGACCCGTTAGAGTCGTTACTGTTCCTAAGACGCTGAAGACACCACGTATAATCGCCATAGAGCCCGCCGCGATGCAATACGCGCAGCAGGCTATATATGCGAGTATACAGAAGTCCATCGACCTTGATCCGGTCGCTCGTGGACTTGTCGGTAATGCTAGCCAAATCCCTAACCAGGATATGGCCCGCATAGGGTCTCGAACTGGGACCCTCGCTACTCTCGATTTGAGTGAAGCGTCCGATCGTGTCTCCAATCAGCATGTACGGCTTCTCCTTCATAACTTTCCTAACTTGTTTAGGGCAGTTGATGCATGTAGAAGCCGGAAGGCTGATGTGCCTGGTCATGGCGTAATTCGCCTGGCCAAGTTCGCATCTATGGGTTCAGGTCTCTGCTTTCCTATGGAGGCATTCGTGTTTTGCACGGTTGTCTTCATGGGGATAGAGCGGAGCCTAATGCGCCCGATTACCAGAAAGGACTTTAAGTCCCTTCTGGGTCAGGTGCGTGTCTACGGAGACGATATCATCGTTCCCGTAGAACACGTGTGTGCCGTCGTCGAGGAACTTGAAGCTTTTGGGTTTCAAGTAAACTCGAACAAGAGCTTCTGGAGTGGCAAATTCCGGGAGTCTTGTGGGAAGGACTTTTATGACGGGCATGACATATCTATTGTCAAGCTTCGTCAACATTTACCTTCCCGACGGCAGCACGTTCCACAGATAATAGCAGCAGCTTCAACACGTAATCAATTCTACGAATTGGGTATGTGGCGAACTGCGGCTTTCCTCGACGCTTTGCTGGAAAGGGTAATCCCCTGGCCAGTTGTCGCGGATACATCTGTGTTGTTGGGCCGCAGTTCTGTGCTCTTGAATGAATTCAGCTACGCTGATATCAAGAGACGGGATCCGGACCTTCATTATCCTTTGATCAAGGGTATGAAGGTCTCGGCGCCTGTTCCAAGTTCCCCCTTGGACGGGTATGCGGCTTTGCTCAAATGTCTGGTTCTCGGTGAAAACCGAATTGACGACTTGCCACTCGTCAATGCTGGCCATTTGGAACGTGCGGGACGTCCTTTGACCGTCGACATCAAGCAAAGGTTGGCTAGTCCGTATTAACAAGGACTAGCCGTAAAACGGGCGTCACCGTGAATTCACGGTGGCGGGGGGCCGCAAGGCCCCCTGTGGAGACCGTGTGTCTCCTCGGAGCATACGTTCTCGGGAGATGCACTTGGCAGTGCATCTCCA